TCTTGTTAAAAGCCCCCACCCACTACCGCCCCTATTATCCACCATCCCCTATTATCGTTCCGACAAATTATTTATTAATATGAATAGGGTGGGAGGGGACATGGGAGAGAGAAAGACCATCATTACAGTGAGCCTAACCAACCAAGCAGCCGATTATTTGGACTTCTTGGCGGAGAAGAGTACCAAGGGAAACCGTTCCCGATGGGTACAAACTGCAATATTGAGAGCGATGTCAACGTCGCTCGGAGCAGAGGCCAAACATACGTCTCCTGAAAGCGGTCGGATCCATGGAAACATGGGTGACAAATGCAACCCAAAGCATCGCAATGGGAAGTGTCAGGTATGCTGGGGTGACGAATGATGGCGGATCAGAACTCATTCTTGTGCGAATGTGGCCGTGTAATTGGTCGGATGTATGAGCGCAGCAAATATCTGCCGTGGAATGCTGACGCTGGCGACCCACGACACAAAGGAGTATCTTGTGGCAGCTGCCATCAGAACTGGATCTACCTCCCTTCAAAGGGAAAGTTTGTGGACGTGCGCAAATGCTGCAAGAAGTTCGAGTGTGATTGCTGATGTGTACGTATTGCCCTCGATGTAATGGGATCGCTCAATGTAGTGATGCGACGTACAACCATGAAAGCGGTAATATTGACACGTGTAACGACGTCTACAACTATCCCGAAATATGTCATTACTGTTGGCCGGATGTGGAAATGTGAATGAAGTAATCAATCACTTGGAAGGCTTGAAGGCTCAACTACACGAATGGTTAGAGTTGATGTCAAAGGACCCGCACTTTGCACCACCCGCTTGGGTGATGGAGTCAATGTGGACCAGGTGCAATTTACTGATTGCCCTGGTATCAGAGATACGGGACTAACGCCATAGCAGTTCGAACAGCCTCGAAGCCGCCGACCATAGCGAGAGTGAGAAAGGAAGCAATCAGGTTCAACTTGATTAGTGCCTCAATGTTTGTGTCTTTCTCTGCACGTCGTTCTTCACGTGTCATAAGCCACTGTGCGAAGCGTTCAGTTTTCGTATTTGATTTCGTTTCTTCAATTGGTTCTTCGGTCATACAATCAAGCCTCCTCCAAGTGAGAGAAATTGTAGTTCTCCTGGAGAGTAGGTCTTGGCAGCCGGACCAGGTTGTAGTAATGGTGTGTAAGCGAGGAAAACCGCTCCTGCCGCAGCGCCGGCAATAAATGGAGCAGGGACACCTATCCTTCTGCCAAGAGTAAGTGCCCTCACGATTTTACCACGTGGGCCGAGTTGTTCACGCAACTCGTATTGGAACGGAGCGTAATAGAGGTCAGACATTTCAATCAACGTCCGGCTCTTGTTGAAGTTCGTATGCACGTCGTTGTCGCATGAGATAAACGTATTCGTCTTCATCAGTTACTTTACAACCTAGCACAATACGAACACCAGGGAATAAAACATTGTCTAAATTTGAAATGGGTGGCGCACCTAACACCTGCGCTTGAATAGCAAAGAAAACTGAATAATAGATTCTGTCTGAAGTAGTCTTTGAACCGTTACCTGTTATGGTCTCGTTTTCCAGTCTACTGAAGCTAGAGAAGCCACCAGCGTCAACACCAACAGACCATTGTTGAACTCGATGAATAAAGCAGTTATCCGCATTCATCGTTGATGCTGCAAAACCAGGACCAATATGATCGATTTGTTGAATAGGTACGTCTGCAACAATAATAGAGATGGAACATCCATCTCCAGTAACGGCATTTGAGAATGAGGGTGCGGCTTGGTATTGAATAGAAAGTTGTTCAACTGCAATTGTCTTTTGTTCCATTGACAAACCAGCTAGATCGATATATCCGGTGCCAATGCATTGAAACGCATTTGATGCATTTGAAATCAAATCATATTCCCCGCCACCCTGGGTTATTGTCCAAACAGGTGCGGTGTAACTAGCATTCACTAATTCTAATTGACCCATTAGTTGCTTCACTTCTTACCACCTTTCTTTTTCTTGGATCCTTTCCAGGACTTAGCTGCTTTCTTGAAGCGAGCTTGATGAGTCATACGAGGATGAGCCTTCTTCAGACGTGCAAGTTCTTTCTTCATGTATTTGTTGTATGCACTGGGCGCACGTGCGACGGTCTTAACCGCTTTCTTAACTGCCTTCTTTCCTGCTTTCTTAGCAGTCTTTCGGGCTTCTTGTTTAGCACTCTCGATAAAGAGAGACCTGAGTTCATCAAGGGTTCCTTCAACTTTAACCAAGGTAAACACCTCAGTTATCTGCAGCTGTTGATTGGATCGCAATTGCCATGAAGTCTTTTGCACCCAGGGTAACGATAGAAGCATTAACTCGAACAATGACGTTCAAGCCCGCTGTTGCCAGTGTTGAGCATCGGCCGGTGATGTAGAGTTGGTCGTTAACAACGTAACGTCCATCATCTGATCCCTTTCCAAAGTTGTCTGGAAACATATCCGCTTCCATCGACAACTGGTTAGAGGTGTTATCGAAGTTGAGTTGCCCTGATGCAATCAAAGCACGGTCATTTGCAAAGACCAGGCCGCCTCGGTTTAAATCAGTGACTTGCACGTTAATTTGAGAATCGCTAGTAAAGGTTGCTTGAAGAACCTCGGTGGTCGTTGAACCTTGGTAAATGAAATCAACTGAATGGATTTGGAGTGCTTGACGGTCTCCGACATCGACGTAAGAACCCAAGTCAATTGTCGCAAATGCGTTAGTAGCCGCAGCTGTAATTGTAAGTCGTTCAGTTAGGGTAAATATTGCAGTCTTCTTTGTTGCCATGGTATCATCTCAAAAGGGTGGTCAGGGGTTTTCTTGGTCAATCAGAACGTCAAGCCGGCTCCCCCGACCATTCTTCTCTAAAACGACTTAGTGTAAAAAGGAAACCCTTCTTCTTGTTAAAAGCCCCCACCCACTACCGCCCCTATTATCCACCATCCCCTATTATCGTTCCGACAAATTATTTATTAATATGAATAGGGTGGGAGGGGACATGGGAGAGAGAAAGACCAT